TATCGCTATATCCAGAAGTAGATATGGCAATTGAAGATATTGTGAATGATTCCATCGTAATGGGAACAGATAGAAAACCAATTAAACTGGATTTAGAAAGAACCAATTTATCAGAAAATATCAAAACAAAAATTTATAGAGAATATGATAATATTCTTAAGATGTTTGATTTTTCTAACAAAGCATATGAAATTTTTAGACGATGGTATATTGATGGTAGACTATATTACCATATTATAATTGATAAAGATAATCCAAGAGCAGGTGTAAAAGAAGTAAGAGCTATAGATCCTATCAAGGTTAAAAAAATACGAAAAGTAAATAAAAAGCAGTTCACTAAAGATGGACTTGCTGTTCCTCTTGTAACTGATATTGAAGAGTTTTTTGTATATACAGATAAAGATCAAAATAGCAACACATATACGGGGTCAACTGGAATAAAAATCGCAGTTGATTCTATTGCGTATGTTCATAGTGGAATTGTAGATACTACTACAAAGAAAGTAGTTGGTTATTTACAGAAAGCAATTCGTCCTGTAAACATGCTTCGTCAGATAGAAGATGCTGTAGTAATCTACCGTATCTCCAGAGCACCGGAGCGTAGAATCTTCTACATTGACGTTGGTAATCTTCCAAAGCAAAAAGCAGAACAATATCTCCGTGAACTTATGAACCGTTATAGAAATAAGCTTGTTTATAATCAAGCCACAGGAGAAGTTCGTGATGACAGAAATCATCTTCATATGTTAGAAGATTATTGGCTTCCACGAAGAGAAGGCGGCAGAGGAACTGAAATCAGTACACTTGCCGGTGGACAAAATCTAGGTCAAATGGATGATGTTGATTATTTACAAAGAAAACTTTACAGAGCACTAAATGTTCCATTATCAAGACTAGAAACGCAAAATGGTTTTAATATGGGCAGATCCGCTGAGATCACCCGCGATGAAGTAAAGTTCTATAAATTCATTCAACGGCTTAGATATAAATTCTGCAGCCTTTTCACTGATGTTCTAAGAAAGCAGTTAATCCTAAAGGGTGTTATAAATGAGGATGACTGGATAAATATTTCTGATAATTTAAGTTTTACTTTTAACGAAGATTCATATTTTTCAGAATTAAGAGAAACAGAAATATTAAAAGAGAGGCTTCAGGTCTTAGCCGCAGTTGAGCCTTATGTCGGAAGATATTTCTCCACTGAATATATTCGAAAGAACATATTAAAACAGAGTGAAGAGGATATAGAAAAGATTAATTCACAAATAGAATCTGAGCAAGAACAAATGCAGATGATGCAGATGCAACAGCAAATGCAGATGATGCAATCTGGACAAATGCCACAGGAAGAACAACAAGGTTAATTTATTAATTATATAAATATAAAGAACCTATCAATTAAATGAGGGACGCCATGAGCACACAAAAAATTATCAAAGAACTTTTAGATGAGAATTTAATCGGAGCAAAGAAAGAGATTCAAGAAACTCTTTATCAGAAACTCGGTCAGCACTTGAACGAGATCTATAAGGAGGTTGCTCCTGAAATGATCAGCGAAGGAAAGAAAAAGAATAAGAAGTCATACAAAAAATCCGACGAAAAGTGCAAAGAATGCGGTAAGAAAGATTGCGACTGTGAATCAAAGGAAGGCGAAAAACCTGACTTTTTAGACTTAGACGGTGATAAGAACAAAGAAGAACCAATGAAAGACGCCGCTAAGGACGCAAAGGGCAAGAAAAAATGAAATTAATCACCGAAATGAACGAAGAAGTTGAACTCATTATTGAGTCCAACGAAGGCAAAAAGCAATACTTCATCGAAGGTGTCTTTATGCAAGCCGAGACTAAGAATAGAAACGGCAGAATCTATCCCATGGATGTTCTTCGTCCAAAAGTAGATGATTATAACACAAAATTTATTAAAGAAAATCGTGCTTTTGGTGAATTAAATCATCCAAAAGGACCTACAGTAAACCTTGATAGGGTTTCGCATATAATTAAAGACCTTACATGTGAGGGAAATAATTTTAAAGGTAAAGCTAAAATTATGGAAACTCCAATGGGTAAGATTGTACAAAATTTAATGGATGAAGGAGCCAGACTGGGAGTTTCTACTCGTGGTATGGGATCGTTAAGGCAACAAAACGGTATAAATTTAGTTCAGCCAGATTTTATGTTGGCTGCCGTTGATATCGTTGCCGATCCTTCTGCACCAGATGCATTCGTTGACGGAATAATGGAAGGCAAAGAATGGATTTGGGAAAATGGTATTTTAAAGGAACAGGAAATTAACGAATACTATAAAAGAATCAAAACTGCTTCCGCAAGGGAAATGAAAAATACCTTTGTAAACTTGTTTGAAGATTTTCTTAGAAAATTATGAGCTTAGTATACACCTCAAAAACGCAAAAATTATAAATATTTTCCAGAATGGCATCAAGGAGCTTATTAATGAGCAATAAAAAGAATTTAAAGCAAACACAAATTAATGAGGCTATCGACAAAGGGCTTCAGAATTTTAGAGAAGCAGCAGATGCTTCGCCAACAGTAAACCCTGCTGGTTACGAAGATCCAGCTTTGTATTCTGATACCGAAGGTAAGGGTGCCGCTCTTGGTACGCTCCAAGGTCCAGAAACATATCCACAAAACATGGCTAGCATTATGGCAAAGCCTTCCAATGCAGTTGGTGCCCCAGCTGGTGCTGCTCCAACTACAAAGAAGAAAGCAGCCAAAGAAGACGAGGGTGAAGAAGAAGAAATGAAAGAAAATGCAATCTCAATAGAAGATTACCTTTCAGAGCTTCTTGACGAAGATGGTCTATCAGAAAGTTTCAGAGAAAAGCTTGCCACAATTTTTGAGGCTGCTCTTTCCGATAGAATCTCATTCATCGAAAATGCTATGCAAGAGTCATTCAATGAGGCTCTTAATTCTCAAGTAGAAACAATCTCAGAAGAACTTTCAGAGAAACTTGATGAATTCCTTTCATATGTTGTTAACGAATGGACTGAAGAGAACAGAGTTGCAATCGAGAGAGGCATTAAAGCTGATATCGCAGAGTCCTTCATGGAAGGTCTTAAGTCACTCTTCGAATCACATTACATTGAGATGCCAGAAGAGAAAGTTTCAGTTGTAGACGAACTTCTTGATGCAAAAAATGAACTAGAAGAACAATTGAACTCTCAACTTATTATCAACATGGAACTAAAGAAAGAAAGAGACGCAAACATTGCAAAAACTATCTTTGTAGAAAACTGCAATGGTCTTACTGACACCGAAGTTGAAAAGTATTACTCTTTAGTTGAAAACGTAGAATTTGAAACTGCAGAACAGTTCTCAAATAAACTCTCAACTATAAGAGAATCTTTCTTTAGAAGAAATTACACAGCACCTTCTATAGAAGCACAAACAACAAATGAAATGCTAACAGAAGATGTTAATGAAGTATCCCATTCAGGTGGAGCAGATCCACTAATGGAAGCCTATAGTAGAGTATTTAAGTTTCAGAACAGACACAAAAACGGATAATTTCTAAAAGGAGTAAGTAAATGTTTTCACATAGAGACGACACAACCCCATACGACGAATTAGTCGAGAAGTGGAACCCACTTCTAGAGCATGACTCACTTGAGCCAATCGGTGACTACTACAAGAAGAAGGTAACTGCTGTTCTTCTTGAGAACCAACAAACCGCTCTTCGTGAGCAAGCTCTCCATGAGCAACACAACAACGCAATGGGTGGTAACTTTAGCAACCCACAAGTCGGTTCAGCAGGAAACCTTGCTGGTTATGATCCAGTTCTCATCAGTCTTGTCCGCCGTTCAATGCCAAACCTCATGGCATATGATCTCTGCGGCGTTCAGCCAATGACTGCCCCAACTGGTCTTATCTTTGCTCTTAGAGCCAAGTATAGCACCCAACAAGGCTTTGAAGCAGGCGTTCAGGAAGCTCTTCCATTCGCCGGTGCTTCTGCTGGTGCTGGTCCAGGTGCTCTTTCTGGCTACACCAATGACGACCTCAACACAGGTCTTTCATTCACTGCATTCAATAACGGAACTCGTCAAGCTGGTCTTACACTCGCCAATGGTGACTTCCGTGGTATGAGCACAGCAAATGCTGAAACTCTTGGTTCAGGCTCACTTACTTTCCAAGAAATGGCATTTGACATCGACAGAATTGCAGTCGAAGCAAAGACCAAAGCACTCAAGGCTGAGTACACCACTGAACTCGCCCAAGACCTCAAGGCAGTCCACGGTCTTGACGCAGAAACTGAACTCGCTAACATCCTCTCAACCGAGATCCTTAGCGAACTCAACCGCGAAGTTATGCGTACCCTTTACCACGTTGCTAAACTTGGATGTCAGCAAAATGACATTGCAGGTAGAGACAATGGTGTTTACGATCTCTATCTTGACTCAGACGGTCGTTGGTCAGCAGAACGCTTCCGTGGACTCATGTTCCAAATCGAGCGTGAAGCTAACATCATCGCCAAGGATACCCGTCGCGGTAAGGGTAACTTCGTAGTCTGTACTTCAGATGTTGCATCAGCCCTCGCCATGGGTGGCTTCCTCAACATCTCACCAGCACTCAATGTTGCTCTTGAGTCAGATGACACAGGTAACACCTTCGTTGGTACACTCAACGGTAAGTTTAAGGTCTACATTGATCCATATGCTTCCTCAAATGTTAGCACTAACTCTACCGCTGATTATGTAACTGTTGGTTATAGAGGTGCAAGTCCTTATGACGCAGGTTTCTTCTACTGCCCATACGTTCCACTACAAATGGTCAGAGCAGTTGATACCAGCACCTTCCAGCCAAAGATTGGCTTCAAGACTCGTTACGGAATGGTTGCAAACCCATTCGCTAACAGCAAGAATCTTGAAACTCTCGGTGGAAACCAATACTACCGTATCTTCGGTGTCAAGAACCTCCACGGTCTTGCCGGATCCACCTTCGGTTCCGCATCCTGATAATTAAATATCAGAAAAATAAAGGAGCACTCTTCGGAGTGCTCCTTTTTTTTATATAAATAGTATTATGACAGACAGACTTCTTGGCAATAAGCCAACAACTTATAATTTACTAACTGCAAACCAGTTTAAATTTTCCACCTCAAGAATACCTATTCTTAGTGAATTTGTTACTGGTGTTAATGTACCTTCCATAGAATTTATAAGCACAGATCTCAAAACTGCCTATGGAGTGAATATTCCTATAGGTACAGGTAAGTATATTTTTTCAGATTTGACTGTTAATTTTTTAGTAGATGAAGAATTGGAATCGTGGCGAGAAATATACGAATGGATTCGTCGTCTAGGACCAATGAATGATAATTCAGAAGAAGTTATGTATGATAATTGCTTTGATTCTAGTACTACTGCAGAATTATTAATAATGAATAAAGCATATAAACCCAATTTTAAATTTGTTTTTTATAATTTCTTTCCGATAGCCTTAACTGGATTATCATTTACAAGCACAGGTTCTGACACACTACAGGTGTCATCTGCTGCTACATTTAGATTTGCATATTATGAACTAGAAAATATATGAGGTGAAAATGAATATTGAAACTCTTCGTCAATTAGTAGAAGAAGATATTAAAATTAATGAAACCGATCTAAACTCAGAATCACTCAGAACTCCACAATTGCATAACAAATATCTTGTTTTATATGAGAACTCCAAACTACAACTTGAAAAGTTGGAATTTGAAGAAAAAATATTAAAAAGAGATAAGTGGTTATATTATACTGGAAAAATGGGGGATGATGATTTAAAGAAAAATGGCTGGGAACCATTTGAACACAACATATTAAAAACAGATATTCCAATGTTCTTAGATTCAGATCGGGATCTGCAGAAGATTAGAGCAAAAATATCTTTACAAAAATCAACATGCTCTTATTTGGAAGAGGTAATTAAAATTATTACGGGAAGGCAATGGAATATAAAATCTGCAATTGAGTGGATTAAATTTACACAAGGAATTTGATGGATATAATCATTCGGCAAAAAGATGCAGTTAATTTGATTGTAGAATCAGAAAAAGATATAGCAAAAGAACTAAACGGCTATTTTACATTCTACGTTCCAAATTATCAATACACTCCAGCATATAAAAAGAAAATATGGGATGGTCAGATAAGGCTATTCAAT